CTCAGCTTCGCGCAATTTGGGAGCGACGAAAAGGGTTGGGAAGACCGCCTCTGCTTGGAGGTGAGGGCGAGCAATGGTTCGCAGAAGTTCTTCCTCAATGATCAGGACATGGTCCCCGAAACGTTCGATGGTCTGATCTTCGAAATTCGCAGAGGGATGGGAACACTCTGATGTCAATTCTCGACCTCGAAGTCGCCGCGCCGCTGCAGGGCTACAAGCCCCGCCGCAGCAAGCGCACGCTCGGCGATCCCGGCACGTATCCCGCGGGACTGCTAAGCGGCCAGAGCTCCGGAGGCTTCGCTGCCGCCAAGATTAATCGCCTGACCACGGATTTCATCGGCCAGTCGAGGTCGGCCGACCAGGACCTCCAGGGCGACAATCGCCAGCTCCGCGCGCGAGCCCGCAAACTCGCGCTCGATACACCCTTCATCCGCAAATTCCTCGCGTCGCTGGTGCAGAACGTTGTCGGCCCCGCCGGCATCCTGATGCAGTCGAAGATTACCGGACTCAACGGCAAGACCACCGCCGAGACGACGCGGATCAACCAGCGCATCGAGGAGGAGTGGAACCGCTGGTGCCGTGTCGGCAACTGCACCGCCGACGGGCGTTTTTCGTGGGTTGAGCTACAGCAGATGGCCATCAAGAACTGTGGCCGCGAGGGTGAGAACCTGGTCAAGTTCGTTCTCGGACGCGACTTCAACGCCGCCGGCATCGCGCTCCAGCCGATCGACAATGACCAGCTCGACGACACCATGATGCAGGCCGACGGCGCCGGCGGCGAGATCCGCATGGGTGTCGAAGTCACCCAGTATCGCCGCCCTGTCGCTTATCACCTCTGGAGCGGTCATCCCAACGACACCGTCTCCAACAACCGCACCAGGCTGCGCGTCCCCGCTCCGGAGATTGTCCACACCGCCGTCTGGGAGCGTCCCGGCCAAACCCGCGGCTACACCTGGATAGCGGCCGCGATGCTCGCCATCAACCAATTTCAGCGCTACGAGGAGGCCGTAATTGTCGCGGCCCGGGCGTCAGCCGCCAAGTTCGGCGTCATCGAGACGGAGTACGCCGAGGGCATGTTCGGCGACGACGAGGACGAAGAAGGCAGCGACATCAATAGCGACGGGACCCAATACATGTCCGGCGACGCCGGCGAGTTCCTCGACCTGGGAGTGGGTAAGCAGCTCAAATTTACCGACCCGCGCTTCCCGACCAACACCCACAAGGACTTCACCCAGACCATGCTGCGCAATATCGCAACGGGCCTGCTGGAGCAATATCCATCGATCGGCAACGACCTCGAGGGCGTCAACTTCTCGTCGATCCGCGCGGGCATGCTCGAGTATCGCGACAGCATGCGCGTCATTCAGCGCTGGTTCGTCGATCACTTCTGCTGGCCAATCTTCAAGCGCTGGCTCGAAATGGCGTTGCTCACCGTGCTGTCGGACATCACACTCACCCCGCAACAGCGCGAGCAGTTCGCCTGGCGCGCTCGCGGCTGGGACTGGGTGGATCCGGTCAAAGACGCCGACGCCGCAATCCTGCGCCTGGGTAACGCCTTCTCGAGTTACTCCGACGAGCTCGGCCTGCTCGGCAAGGACTTCGAAGCCACGATGGAGGAACGCGCCAAAGAGCAGAAATTCATTGAGGACCTGCAGACGCGCTTCGGCCTCAAGAATCCTGTCGTCCTCGGCACGGACCTCGCCGGCGACCAAGGCGGCAAGGGAGTCGCTGCCGGCGACGAGTCGGCGGCCGCGACGGCCGCGGGTGGAACGAAAGCAACAGCAAAGCCAGGAGGCAAATGATGGAGACACTTAGCAAAGCTCAAATTGCGGCGGCGTTCAATGAGTGGATGCGCCGCTATATCGAAGAACCGGAACGGTTTGAACGCGAGCTCCTATGTGTGCGCGCTTTCGAAAACGAGACCCTACATGGTCATGCGCCGAGCTACGGGACCGAGTGTGCCGACTACATCCTTCAGATCGCCGGTGAGCTCGCGGCAAAATGACCATCCGGGCCCAGCATTCAACCAGCGCGCCTCATGACGAGGCGTACTGGGAGCAAGCTTTCTGGGACGCTTTTTTTGCCATGCTGCAAATGGAGACACGCGCAGAGGTGGCGGAAGCCACGATTGCGCAGATGCATAAGGACGAGGAGGCCATGCTGGTGAGGTTGGTACTGTCCACCTCCTTGGCGCGCCAACCTCGCATGCCTACGAGATTGCCGAACGGACGATTTGACAGCAAATCGAGCAGCGCGCGATAACCCTGTCGCGATGACAACAAACAGCGAACTTAGCCGCGCTCGTATGCCATGGAGCGGCGGCATGAGCGAGTCGCAAAAGGATGCCATCCGGCTCGACAGGCAAACGATGTCCGGCGCGGCCGTCTCGCTCAAGCACGGCTGCACCCGTCAGCGCGTTCACCAGATCCTTCAGGAGCCGCGCAACGAAGCCCGGCGCGTGATCGAGGATGCGATGGGCATCGAGCCTTACGTCGATCCTCCACCGGTCGAGATCCTCGCGGAACCTGTCTCCGATGTGGTGGTCCGGTTCCGTTGCAAGAGGCACAAGAAGTTTGAGGACCTGGCGCTCCAGCAGGCCATCCGCCGCGAAGTGCCGAATTACAGCATGATCGCCCGCAAGTACGGCCTCACTGTGGACTTGGTTTGGAAGATCAGGCGGGTGTCGATTTGACACGTCCGGCGATCTCACGCGATAACCCCGTCGCGATGTCAAAGCTTCCCCCCACGACGAGGTACAACGGCGTTCTGCGCGAGATCTCGGCTGCCGAGGCCAAGAACCTCGACGAGCGCGGCATCCCAAAACACCTGGGCCCGCTCCAGCGCAAGGTCCAGCTCTCCGGCTACGACAAGGAAACCAACACCGTCACCATGGCCGTAAGCTCGTCGACGCCGGTCGAGCGTTACTTCGGCGCCGAGATACTGTCGCACGAAGCTGGAGCCATCAACACAGAACGCCTCAAGGCCGGCATCCCGCTTCTCTTCAACCACGACTACGACGCGCATCTGGGCCGTTCGCAAAGCTTCAAGGCGGGCGATCCACTGCACGTCACCTGCCGCTTCGGCACGAATCCCCTGGCGATTGAGAAGGCCGGCGACGTCGATACCGGCATCCTGGTCGACGTCTCGATCGGCTACATCGTCGACGAGTGGGAGATCGAGGAGAACGCCAAGACCGGCGAACGCAAGTACACCGCGACCAAGTGGACGCTGCTCGAAGTGTCGCTCGTCACCGTTCCGGCCGATCCCACTGTGGGCGTCGGCCGCTCGTCAGATCCCGCGCCCAATGTCCGCTCGTTCCGCAAGGTCAACGACGACGGCGAAGAAGTCGACGACGAGGATGGCGCCGCCGACGCCGATGACGAAGGCGATCGCTCCCAACAGGCCGAACCGGCCCCAATTTTAGAAACACCCACTCCAGAAGCACAAAGGACAACCACCATGGAACCCGTCACCGCTCCCGTAGTCCCCGTCGGCCCCGATCCGGCGGTTGTTGAAGCCAACCGTCAACAGGCCCTCCGGGCGCTGCACACGAATCATCCCAAACACTTCTCCGCAGAGCGCTTGGCTGCCGCCATCGCGCTGGGTGTCGACAACCGCAAGGCCTCGGACGCTGTTTTCGACGCCATTGTTGCCGAGGCATCGCAAACCGATGTCCCGACCATCGCGGACGAAGTTCTCGGCCGCATGAGCGAGGGGGAGCAGAAGCGCTACTCCCTACGCAACGTCTACGCCGCGGCCGTCAACGCACGCACGCCTGGCACGTTCGGCGACAAAGAGTCCGAAGCCGGCCTCGAGAAGGAAGTCGGTGAAAGTCTGCGGAAGCTTGCTACAGAGCGCGGTATCACCGCTTTTGGCGGCGGCATCCCGATTCCCAGCGCCACCAGCCGGGCTCTCGCACAGATCCGTACCATCGCCTCCGGCGGCGGCGCGGGCACGGCAACGAACTTCACCACTGTCGAAGCCGACCCGATTGAGCTGCTTCGGTACATCACCGGTGTGCTCTCTCTGGGCGCGCGCATGATGCCCAATCTGCAGGGCACGATCCAGATGCCCCGCCAGACGGCAGCCGCGACCAGCTCGTGGATCCCTGAAGCAAGCGCGGTCACCAACAGCGATCCGACCTACGACTCGATCAGCATGTCGCCCAAGCCGCTGATGATTCAGAACAGCTACTACCGCAACTTCCTCGCGCAGTCGCGGATGTCGATCGAGTCGGAACTCAGCAACGATCGCATGAAGGTTCTTGCTCGCTCGCTCGACACGGCTGCTATCGCCGGCGCAGGAACCGGTGTCATCCCTCTCGGGGTGCTCCTCCGCTCCGGACTGGCTGCCGTTCTCGCAGGATCCACCCGTTCTGCCCTGGGTGTGTTCACCGCCGGCGCTGGCGGCGTTCCGATGACGTACGTCGACTTCATCGCGATGGAATCGGCGATCGCCACGGCGAACGCCGACATCTCCACGCTCGGCTGGCTGCTCACCCCCAAGGTACGCGGCGCTGCTCGCAGCACTCCCAAGACCCCGGGCACGGCGAGCGACTTCGTCTTCCCGGATTCGAAGAAGGGCGCCAACGGCATCCAGGAAGGCCCGCTCAGCTACAACGCACTGGCGACGTCCAACTCGGTACTCACCGGCTTCACGGCGAACAGCGTCACCGGTCTGCATGCCGTCATCCTCGGCGTGTGGGACCAGCTGATGATCGGCGACTGGGGTCTCAGCGAAGTCATCGCCGACCCGTTCACCGGCGCTTCTTCGCAGAAGATCATCATCACCGAGAACGCGTTCTACGACATCCAGGTGCGTCATCTGGAATCGTTCTGCGCTTGCGTCTCGGCGCTGCCGAGCTAAAAGACAAAACCCCACGAAGGGGACGGGCGCAACAATCCCGTCCCCGCAAATTTCAGCAACGCCACTTCGCTCCAGGAGCTTTCATCATGTCAAGCCGTTTCCTCACCGCCGCAGCGATCGCCCTTTCCGTCAATGCTCGATTCCCCGCCTCTGGTGTGATCGAGTCCATCTCAGCCGGCGCCGCCAAGACCATCCTGCCATCCGTCGAGGCCGCGGGCATCCGCAGCTTTGCCGATGTGTCGGGCGAGCTGCAGTGGGTCAAGGCCAAAGATCACTTCCTGCTCGCCGGCGAGACCGTTGTGCAGGGAACCTTTGTGCAGGTCCGCGAGGATGTGGCGAAGGAGCTGTTGCGCATGGACCGTGTCACGACAGTTACCGATGCCGAACTCGCCGAAGCCAAGGCGGCAGAAGCAACGGACTCGAAGGCCAAAGCCTAAGCGATGGTCGGGGCCCGCGATCTGCGAGCTTTCTGCCGGCCGCCACAGGGCGTGCCGGTCGTCTTCAACGGCACGTCGACGTACACCGATGGAGATCGCGTCTACGGCATCTTCGACCGGCCTGTGCAGATCAAGCTCATGGGCGAGGGAATCGGTGGCGGCGAAGTTGCCGCTCCCGAGCTCCGGCTCCCGTTCAACGCTTTCAACCCGATGCCGACGTCGCGCGACACCCTCACCGTCAACGGCACCGACTATACCGTTTACCCACCAACAACCGAGGACGATGGCGCGTTCCTCTGCTACGAACTGAAGGCCAAATGAGCGGCGAAATCATCGACGAGAGCCTTCAGAGCCAGATCCTCGACGCCGTCGAACTCATCCTCGGCGGGGCGGACGAGTCGGTCTACCAGTGCCGCTTTACGCCCTTCTCAGCCGAGGAGCTCGCAGGCGGCACGGACAACATCATTCCCGACGATGAGGTTCCGGAGTCGGGCACAACCGATGACACGGATCTCCGTCACCGCTTCTTCGTCCGCCACACGTTTCAAGCCGTCGATCGGGTCAACAAAGCAGTCGACTCGCGCTACGTTCGCGCCTACCAGCTGCTGCTCGCCGATCAGACTCTCGGCGGCCTGGTGCGGTGGACGCGCTACGCCGGCCGCAAGTGGGAGTTTGAAAAGGGCGAGCTCGATACCTGCGCCCTGGTCGTGACGTACGAAGTGGAGTTCAGCACCAACCGCAGCGACCCCTCAGTCGCCGGATTTTGAAAGGAGTTTCACCATGCATGCCACTATCGAAGAAAAGCACACAATTACCAGGATCTACGTCAACGAGGCTGGTTTCGGCGTCAAGAGCATTGACGTTGAGGCGCTGATTCGCGCGGCAAAAGAAAAGAGCCTGCTCACGCTGCAGGCCGGCGCCGAGTCCGAAGGCCTCCGCGAAGTCACGGCCGAGGAGATCGTAGAGCTCACCCGCGCGGCGGGCGGTACCGCCGAAATCGTTTATGACGAGGCCGGCGAAATATCCGAAGTCCACGCCACGGGCTGCCGCGACATCTGCGAATACAGCGCGGACGAAATCGGAGAGGTCCTGGAGTCGCTCCAGGCCACGGGCACTCTGCCGAAGAAGCTCACCGGCGATCTCGCGCAGACCAGCGTCGGCTCCACGCTCAACATCACCGGATCGACCACTACCGGCAGCGCCGTCATCACCGCGCCGTCGAGCATCGTCGGCCTCGCTATCGGCAATCCCATCGCGGGTGCCGGCATCCCTGTCGGCGCAACGGTCACCATCCTCTCGCCGCTGACCATCTCGGCGGTCGCCACAGCAACCGCTGCCGGCATCACCATCACCGTCGAGGCCGAGCAGCAGGTTATCGGCCTGGCGGAGTGGACGCTCGACTGGAAGCGCAAGACGGCCGAGGCCACCACCACCGACGACTCCGCGTACGAGTCCTCGCTCGGATCGACGGCCAGCTGGTCGGCGAAGGCGAAGTACATGTTCCTGGTCGGCGACTCGTCGCAGGCAAACGCCATCACCGCGGCCATCACCACGGCGCAGGCTCCCCAGGTCTGGAACTTCTTCCCCGACGTCACTGTCGGCCACCCGGCTTACAGCGGATTCGCCTTCATCGACGGCATCACGATCGCCGCCGGCACAGGCAAGATCGTCGGCCTGGATGTTTCGCTCAAGGGCACCGGGCCGCTGACTGTCGGCATCCAGATCGCACCTGCGGTCCAGACGTCGACCATCACCGCGCTGGAGGCCGAGGTCTAAGTTTTTCGAGGAAGGGAGGTCGCGGAGAATCGCCAGAGCCAGCCATGCCGCCTTCGGGCGGCATCGCTGTTTTTGACGGCTTTGCGCATAAGCGCATAGATACTGCGCATGGAACTCACACCGCAACGCGGCGCCATCGCCATCGACCTCGACCGTCCCCGCATCCTGTTTTTCGACATGGACGCCACCTGGCTCCTGATCCAGAAGTACGGCGAAAGCTTCGTCCCGGAGCTCTACACGCTGTCGGGCGGCATCGGCGATCCGCTCGCGCAGCGCGAACTCAAGCTCAAGAGCCCCGACGCCCTGGCCTACTTTCTCTGGGCCGGACTGCAGGCGGATGCGAAGGAACACGGCGAGGACCTCACGCTTGCCGAGGCACGCGCGCAGCTCCGGCCGTGGACCTATACCCGCATCTTCCAGGCTGTCGTTCTCGCACTGGTCGGCGGAACGTCGACGCCTGTACCGCCGGGAAAACCGGAAGCGCCGGCAGCGAGGCCAGCCGCCGCCGCGAAGAAGACGGCCAAGGCGAATCCGGGACCCACACGGGTTTCGACTTCTTCGAAGCGCAGCGCTGGGCGCTAGGCGTCGCGGGCTGGAACCCCGCTCAATTCTGGAAGTCCACGCCGCGGGAGCTGATCCTCGCACAGCAGGGCCGCAAAACCGACCTCGACCGCGCACTCCGCAACCAGGCGCACTGGATGGCGTTGCTGCTCAGCGCGCAAACTGGCGAAGCCTTCACGGCCGCGCAGCTGCTCGGCGAAGGGGAAGAGGAGCAGACGGCGCGGTTGATCGAAGCTGAGTCCGATGCTGAAGCGCTGATCGAGAAAATGAAGAGATCGGGGATCGCGTAATGGCCGGACGTGGCATTGTCATCAAGATCGAGGGCGACGGCGAGAGCGCAAAACGCGCGCTGGAGATGGTCCGCGAGCAGCTTCGCGAGACGTCGGAGTCGGCGAAGCATGAGGGCAGTGAGATCGGCGAGGCGATGGAGCGCGTCAAGCGCTCTCTCGAGTACATCGGAATTTACGCCGGGATCCGCGAGGCAATCGACGGACTGAAGGAAATGGTGGGCGGGTCAGTGGAGCTGGGTGTCGAGCTCGGACACCTCTCGCAGCAGACCGGAATCAGCACAGAGAACCTTTCGGTCATGAAGTACATGGCTGACAAGACTGGCGTGGGCTTCGAGACGCTCACAAAATCGTTCCGCAAATTCTCCGTTGAAATACTCGGAGCGGAAGAGGGCAAAAAGCAGTCGATCGCTACCTTCCAGCGCCTCGGGATCACACAGAAGGAGGTAAAAGAGCACGGCAACGACATGCTCGACATGCTGGGCTTGGTGGCGGATCGGTTCAAAACAATGCCGGCCGGACCTCTGAAAGCGGCTGAGGCCGTCGGCCTCTTCGGAAAAGCTGGAATGTCTATGATCCCGATCCTCAACGAAGGATCTGAGGGGATAGCCAGTTATGCGGCGGAGGCGAAGAGCCTGGGGCTAGTCCTGACCGAAGAGGGAGTGGCGAAGATGGAGGCGCTTCACGCGGCCACCGTCAAGCTGCATGGCGCGATGGAGGGCGCGGGACTCGGGATAACCACAGGCATGACGCCGGCGCTGGAGGGAATGATAGACGCCCTCGCCAATGCCACAGGAAAAGGCCAAGGCTGGGTAGATATCGGCCACAAGATGGGGAACGCTACGCTCGGAGCTGCGAATGTGCTTGCGTACCTGGTGATGACGATCCGTCAGGCTGCCGCCGAGTGGGACATGCTGCAGTCCCACATTGACCATCCAGCAGACGTACTCGATGCGACGGTTGGATTTACCAAAGGCCAACGCGACAGGGGCGCAGCGCGCGCTGCTGAAGACGAGCGCATGTCCAAGCAGGCTGTTGTCGACTACAAGAAGGCCCGGGATGACTATGAGAAATTCGCCAACGAATTGGCTCAATCCCTCTACGATCCTGCAACATCAAAGCCTCACCTTTCGTTCAAGCAAGAGGGCGGTCCTGATGGTTTAGGTCTCGGTGACCAGAGCGGCAAGAATAAGAAGCCGAAGTCTGACGATCCGATCGTTCGCGCCGCTGCCGAACTCGCCGTGGAACAGACCAAAGCAGCCGCCGACGCGCGCAAGACTTCCGACGAGCTGAACCTCACCGAACTCGAAACCCAGCACAAGCTTCTGCTTGTCACCGATCAGGAGTACTTCGCCGAAAAACTCCGGCTGCAGAACGACGCGCTCGACGCCGAGGCCGAATCGCTGAAAGCCAAAGGAGAGACTCTGCAGGCACTCTACGACAAACAGCGCGCGGACAAGCTGCTGAAGCGCGGCAAGGACGGAAGCTCCGCCGAGGAACTGCGCACGCAGAAGGAGTTGCTGCAGGTCCAGGAGCAGATGTTGGCACTCACCCTGAAGCGCGGAAAGGACTCGTCCTCGAACACGACGGAATCGACGGCCAGTGAACGCGCAGCCGAGATCGCCAGCCTGAAGGTGATGGCTGAACTCGAAAAGCAGCGCAACGAAGGCATAACCGCGCAGATAGCGCTCGTCCGCCGCGAGCATGACGAGGAAGCCCGGAAGTCCACCGCCGCCGGGGGATCGGTCGCCGATGCCGCTGCGATCAAAGCTGCAGGCGAGCTGGAGGTGACCAAGCTCCGCATCAAGGAAGTCACCGACCAGATCCGCGATTCGGAAGCCGAGAACACACGCGCCGTGAAGGAGCTGGCCGACGCTGCCGAGAAGGATCCCCGCTTCAAAAAAGCCGCGACGGCGCAGATCAACGCGCTGAACCAAGCCGAGGCCGAGCAGCTCCGCGTCTTGGTCGCGCAATATGACGCGCTGGCGCAGGAGCTCGGCGGGCCGTTCCTGGAGACCGCGAAGAACCTCCATGCGGAGATCGACAAGCTCAGCCGGCCGGACAACAAGAGCGATGCGGCATTCGCGAAGACGCTCGCATCAGGTGTCGAGTCGATGGCGGACAAAATCGTCGAGAGCGCAGCGCGGGGCAAGGCCTCGTTCAGCTCGATGGTGCAGTCGATGGGCGACGACATCCTGCGCCTGGCGCTGAAGCTGGCCGAGGAAAAGTGGCTGACGCCCTTTCTGATGGGTCTGGGCGGTGGCGGCGGAAGCGTCCCAGGCGTGCCGGACTCGATGTATGACGCACTGGGCAGCAGCGTTCCTCACTTCGCGGATGGCGGCATGGCGTCGGGCCTCGCGCTAGTCGGCGAGAAGGGCCCAGAGCTGGTGAACTTCGGAACTCCAGGCATGGTGCATTCGAACGCGCTCTCCACCAAGATCGCGGATGCGGCCAGCGGCGGCGGCAACGGCAAGGGCGTGAGCATAGTCTCGAACGTCATCAATTCGAGCAGCCAGCCCGTCACCGCGCAGCCTTCGCAGGTCAGCTACGACAGCGAGATGAAACAGTTCATCCTCCACACGGTGTTGACGGACATGAACCAGGGCGGTCCGCTGGCGCAGGCAAATCAGAAGTAGGATTTGCCAGAAAGCCAGTCCCCACCGCATAAGTTCGAAGTGAAGACTGCAGCCCATCCGAACAAGCTCCCCTTCGAAGGCGTACTGACGCGTCTCGATACTCCCAGCGACAAGTCGCCCACCGGCGCCCGCGGCCATCTCGTCATCCTGACCAGGGAAGCGGCTGAGCAGGCGATCCCCACGCTGATCGGCATGGCTGTCGGGTTCGCCAACGGCTGGGACACCCATGACCCTCGCCAGAAGTGCGGCATCATCACCAACGCCTGGATCGAGGAGGACGAGCTGCAGGTGAGCGGGTACGTCTACGCACGCGACTTCGCGGATGTGGTGGCTCACATGCGCAAGCCCGATGTAGCGCTCGGCATGAGCTATGAGATGGTCGACGCCAGAGTGGCTGACATGCGCGAGGCGATCTGGCGGTTGACCCACGTCACCTTCACCGGCGCGGCGATCCTGCTGCGCGACAAGGCGGCCTACAGGACCAGCAGCATAGCCTTGTCGGCCTCGGCCGAGGAGTTCAATGGCCGTATGACGTTCGTGGGGCAGGGAAGCGTGCGTCTGTCCCAGGCGCGCGAAGGCCGGCTGCAGCGGTTTGTTCGCCGGCTGAGAAGCGGACGCTAGGCGCGCACGCCGAAGACTTCCATCAGCGCCTCGTCCCATCGCTTTTGGAGCTGGACATCGATCGCCTGGGCGACGTCGTCCTGCAGGTGCAGCCGCTTGCGGATGTTGGCGTGCGTGACGAAAACGTACATCGGCAGCGCGGCGTTCGGCGGATCGTTCACCTGGCGGGCCATAATGCCCTTCTTGCCACTCTTGAACCGGACCAGGAAGAAGTAGTAGCCGCGCGTCTGGGCGTTGCCGCGTACCGTTTTTCCACGTCTGTTGACGTAATTTCCACTGAGGCTGGCGTAGCCCAGCATTGCTTTCGGGCGCAGCCAGTCGGGGATGATCTTGTCCTGGCCGCCGATGAGCTGATAGAGGAACTTCGTCGGAATGGCGATGTGCTGCCGTCCCTGGATCGGGACGCGTTCCCGCCCGTCTTCCTGGCCAACCAGGTAGTCGGGCGCGCCGGTCTGACGGTTCGCCGTGTCGGTGTAGACCTCGGCAACCAGGTCTGTCTTCTTGGCCGGCGTAATTTTAGTGTTCCGTACGGTCCAGTCATTTCGATTGCGGAAGACGGCGCCCTCTTCCTTGCGGCCCGCCGCCTGCCCATCCTGGGCGACCTTCGTGAGCGTCAGGGCGATAGCGAACGGGAGCTGGCGGTTCTTCTCGTCGATGTCTTTGGTCAGCGGATCGAAGTCGGCCTTGAGGTTGATCACGAAATCATGATCCTCCGATTTGCCGGAAAGCGGCAATCTGCCCGATAACCTCGGCGTGGATTTCCCCCAGCTAACCCGTAAGCCGAAGCTCGCGACGCGCGGCACGACCATCGATCCCACGCTGCGCGACTCGCTTGAGAATGGCATGGAGTCGACGCGCGCGCGCTGGACCAGGCGGCGGCGGCAGTGGGAAGTGTCGATCGATCTTCTGACGCCCGCGGACAAAGACCGGCTGGATGAATTCGTGGAGCTCGAGGCCGTCTACGGCGCCAACATCTTCGTCTTCCCCGACGAACGCGATCCGCACAATCCGGCTTACTACTTCGTCCGCTTCAGCACACTGCCCGCGTTCTCGGATGCCGGCAACGTCGAGGGCCAGTTCCGCCAGAACTGCACCTTCACCATCCGGGAGGTGTGACGATGCAGCCTCCCTACAGTCTTCTATCCGTCATCGCCAACATCGAACGCCACAAGCTCGCCTCCGGAGAGCCGTGGATACTACTGCTCGATCTTCAGTGGCCGGGTGACGTAGATCCCACGGCGCCGCAGCAGCACGTTCGCCTGGTCCGCAATCTTGACCCCATCACCTTCGACGCCGGCGACGAGCTGGGGCCGCAGGTCTACACGCCGTTCTCGTTCGAACTCGGCGACGTGACCATCGGTAACAACGGCGCGGTGCCGGAGTGCGATTTAAAAGCCTCGAACGTGATGCGCGTGCTGCAAACGACGATCGAGCAGTATGCAGGCGTCGTGGGCGCCAATCTTTTCCTGTACGTGGTCAACGCGGCGAACCCCGCCGGCGAGCCCGAGCTCTCGATGGCGTTCACGGTCAAGCAGACGGTCTGCGACGCGAAGCTGGTGACCTTCAAGCTCGGCGCGAGCTCGCCGCTGCGCCGGCTGTTTCCTCTGCTGATGTACTGGCCGAATTTTTGCGGGTGGCGCTACAAGGGCGCGCAGTGTGGCTACACGGGCGCGATGCCGACCTGCTCCCACACCATCGACGGCGCCACCGGGTGCAAGGCGCATTTCCCCGACCAGCCTCTGCGCGGGCTCTTCTTCCCAGGCATCGACACCAACGGCGCCGCCGTCGGGAGCGTGGTATGAAGCTTTCGGCGCGGATCTACGCGGACCTGGTGGGGAAACCGTTCGTCGAAGGCGGTCGCGGACCCTATGGGTACGACTGCCTGGGTCTGGCGCTCGAGCTGCAGCGGCGGCAGGGAAGACCTGTCGACGATTACGCCTCCACGATGGACGAGTTCACGCGGGCGTACTCCGGTGGCGTATTTGGCCCTTGCATGCGCCTCGAGGCCGCGGAGGCGGGTTGTGTGGTGCTGCTGCGGACGGGGATCAACCGCCGCCACGTTGGCACGATGCTCGATAACTTCACGATGCTCCACACGATGGAGGATCTCAAGCGCTCTGCAATCGAGCGCATCCTGGCACCGGAGTGGACCCGCCGCATCATCGGCTTCTACCGGCCGGAGGTGCAGGCATGATCCCGATCGTCCGCGTCACCAATCCCATCGATCCGTCGCGGGACCGGGAGCTCTACCAGACCGAATTCGAACATCCGGTCAGTCTCGAAAACCGGGTCTACAAACACTACAGAGTCTATGAGCTGCATTCGTCCGATGGCTTCGAGGGATGGGCAACCGTAGTCCACGTCTCCGTCAATGGCCATGTTTGGCCGCGATCTCTCTGGTCCGAGGTCATTCCAAAAGACGGCGACTGCATCGTCATCGCGCCGAAGGTCGAAGGCGGCAATCTCCTCCGGACGCTGGCCGTCATCGCTGTGACTGCCGCGGCCGCTGTCGTTTCGAGCGGCGCGCTGGCGGGTCTCTCCTTTGTGGCCGGCAACCTATTCGGCGCCGGGACTCTCTCGGCCGGGCTTCTTGCAGGTGGCATCCTCGTCGGCGGCAATCTTCTTATCGGCGCTTTTATGAACGGCAACGCGCCAAGCGCCAAGACCGACACCGCCAGCTACGACCCGGATGGGCCAACTACCAGGGCGCGGTCGGGCACGGTCATCCCCAAGGGCTACGGCCGGTTTCGCTTCGGCGGCAACATCATCTCCAGCTTCGTCGACATCGAGGGTCCGGATCAGTACATCAACTGCCTGGTCTGCTACGGCTTCGGTCCCGCGCGCGCGATAAACAACATCCAGATCAACGGCAAGGACCTCTCTACCTACCAGAACGTCCAGACCTATCTGCGCATGGGTTCGAACAACCAGACGCCGATCCCGGCATTCAATCGCACGGTCAACGGCTATGCGCAGAACACGCAATGCCTCGCCGGAGTCCCTGTCATCGTTCCCGGTACCGGGACGCTGACCCAGGCGCTCCAGGTCGACATCCAGTTTCCCGAAGGCATCTTCTACAGCGATGCCGGCAGCCTGAAATCCGAGGTCATCACGTACCGCGTCGACTACCGGACCTCCGACATCGGCTCCGGTGCCGGACCGTGGCTGCCGGTCGTCGAACCCTTCGATACGTCCGACGTTGTCAGCTACGATATCGACGGCAACCCGCTGATCCCGCATCCGTGGGTTGTCGTCGCCACGGACCTCGCGCCCAACTCAGGGGTCTGCTACTTCATGGACGATGGGCCGCACGCGCCCGGCGATCCATGGACCGGAACGATTACCAGCGAAGTCTTCCAACCCAACGGCAACCATTCGACCTACTCTCGCGCCGCCGCCGGTGAGTGGCAGAGGACGAATCCGGCACTCAATCAGATCCTCGTCACCAGTTGGCGCGAGGGCTACCAGGACTTCGTCCACAACTCGAACTCGCCGCTGTACAACCGCACCTCGATCTACGGCCTCGCTGCCGCGAAGTATGACATCCAGGTCACGAAGTTCGGTTCCGCGAATCTCCACGACGATGTACAGTTTGGTGACAACGACTCACCGCTGGTCGGGCAGCAGATGTGGATCCATTCGGTCAACGAGATATCGTTCATTGACCTGATCTACCCCAACATGATCCTGATCGGCGTTCGCGCGCTGGCCACCAACCAGCTCTCCGGACAAAACATCAACATCACCGCCGAGATCGACTTCGGGCTACGCACAGTCGACGAAGGCCTGATGCCGGATCAGCTGCTCGCGTACGAGGAAGATAACCCTTCGTGCGTGCTCGCGGACATGTTCCTAGACGATCTGTACGGCGGTGGTGAAGGCCTCATGATCAAGCCAGCCAACATCGCGCGCTACATCGACGGCTGGGTCAACTTGGCGGAACTGAGCGACGAGCTCGTCGACGACGGCAACGGTGGCAGCATTCGCCGGCAAGTCTTCAACGGCGTCTTCGATAACGAGGGTAATTTGTGGGACCAGGGCGCGGCGGTGACGCGGATGTCGCGAGCCCAGGTCGTACCCGTCGGCCGTGACTACGACGTCTTCATCGACCAGGCCGTCGACGTGCCGGTCCAGATGTTCACGATGGGCAACATCATCATGGACTCGTTCACCGAGACCTGGCTGCCGATCGACGATCGCGGCAACCAGGTCGAGATCCAGTTCGCGGACCGCAGCCGCTACTATCGCCAGGACAATCCCCTGGTCTACATGGACCCGGCGCTGCAGGACGCCGGCGTCACGATCAAGAACACTCGTATCGACGGCCGCGGGATTACGATCCCCGCCCAGGCCTGGCACCTGGCGCGCTACAAGGCCCTATCCAACGCGCTGCTGCTCCGCACAGGCTCGTTCCGCACCGACGCCGACGGCATCGCCTGCAGGCCCGGGAACGTGGTGATGTTGCAGCACGACGTTCCGCAGTGGGGATTTGGCGGCCGCACTATGCCAGGGTCGACGGCGTCGCGAGTACTGCTCGACCGCAACGACATCCCCTTCGTCACCGGCACGGCCTACAGCGTGGTGGTGCAGCATCCGGCGCTGCAGCGCTACTCCACCGCTGTGACGACAACCGCCACGTCGACCAGCCCGCCGGGCATCACCCTCGCCCTCGCGGCGTTCGATAACGCTCACCGCGTGACCCGCGCGATCGTCGCCGGCGTCGATTGCAAGATATTGCAGGCGAATGCTGGATCGATCATCGTCTCCCCGCCCCCGGGCGTGGTGCCGGTGACGGGGGAAAGCTGCGTACTGTTTGACACCGACGTCATGGAGACGGCGCCCGTAACTGGCATCGATGCCGTGACCGGAGCGCTGATCCTGGGCACGCCGCTCAGCCGCGTCCCCGAAGACTATTCGACTTACATCTACGGTGTGGCCGGGGGAGAGAAGTGGGTACGCGTCACGAACATCAGGAAGGCTTCGGAGTTCCGGTCGACCATCGAATGGATCGACTACGACGCCGGCGTTTTCGTCGACGCGACGCCAATCATCGGCGAGACCTCGGCGCAGGTTATTTCGAACCCTGGCGTCACGTCGCTGACTGGGACGGAGACCTACCAGCTCGTCGGCGGGAGTTACATCGTCAACGCGACGCTGGCGTGGACGATGGGACCGGACTCCGTCGGCGTCGCCATTTACGGCCAGGCGACCAGCGGCACCGCGCTCAATCCGCCTCTGCCGCGCATGCTGGATCGGCTCACGCATTACGAGCGGCAATGGCAGATGCAGATCCCGATCGGCGAGACCTGGACGTTCCGCGTCGTCGGCTTCGACGCAAAGAACAAATTCGCCCCGTACAAGACGGCGCCGACCGTCAGCATTACGGCGCTGGGCATCGCAACCAACCTGCTGCTCGGCTCGAGCTTTACAAGCGGGTTCACGTACTGGAGCATCTCGCCGCGCGCCGGCGACTCCCTGGTCCCGACGTTCGCCGACGATGGGCAGGCCGTATACACCGTCGCCGGTTCGGCGCTGACGGTTCCCCAGGTGCTGCTCTTCCAGGCGATCCCTGTCGCGAAGTGGGCGGTTGGCCAGTACCTGATGCTCTCGGCGTACTTCCAGACCACGGGAGCTAGCGACGGCAGCGCCTCGCCTGTGGGTAACCTGGTCGCCGACATCCAGTTCACAGGCTCCGGAGGCGTGACGCATGCCCGCGCGGTCCTGACGATGGCAGGCACGGCTCTCGGCCTGACCCGCGTCAACACGGCCGCAACCCAGATCCCGGTCGGCACTACGTCGATCGTCGTCAGCATCCTGGTAGACGGCGGCAGCCTCAGCGCGCCGATCGCGTCCACGATGATCGCCAACCACCTGCTGCTGGAGATTGTGCCCTCGTCGCAGACCGCGCCCTCGGCCTGGGCTGAGCTGGACGCCAACGGAAAGGTGCTCGACTTCTTCTCCGGCTCGAGCGTCGGCGTGCGTGCGCAGGGCTCGGTCCTCCCGGTCACCAGCGGCAAGATCTCCTATACCTTCACCGACACCACAATCAGCCCGTTCTGGACGTTCCTCGCGATCCTCTGGCCGGACGCCGGCAAGACCATGATCGTCGATGGCAGCGCGCCGACAGTGACGGGTCTCACGGCTTTCACGGACTACTGGGCTTTCTTCTACTTCGATATCGTGCTTGGCGTCGTCGCCTTCATCGCGAACAACTCGGATGCAGGGACGCCTGCGATGCTGTTCTCGGCCTACAACGTCGCCGCGGATGCAGCCTGCTCGTATGACGGCCGTGTGCCGTTGACGCCGGGCGGTTTGAAGATCAAGACGGCAGCCAGCGGCGGATCGGGCGGCGGCTTCGGTGGCGGAGCTCCAGGCGGCGGCGATGCCCCTCCTGACGGACCGATTGCGGAGTTGCCCGCCGCTGAACATGGATAGCCAATTTTGACTGAATCCGGGCGATGGCCCTATCACTGCGCATGGCCACCGGCAAGAAGAACTTCACCGCGACCCGCATTCAAAACGCCAGTGGCGCCCTGCTCGATGCCGGCACGCTTGGCGTTGTTCCCACCGACGCTAATGACATCCCGATCTCGGCGATCGGCGGCGGCGACGACGGCGGCCCCATCACCACATGCGAAGCCAAGACGGTCGTGACGACAGGCGTCATAAGCGGATTCTCTGTCTTCGACACGGAACAGACGCATCCTCCCATCTGGTACCGCGTCATCATCCGCGACGCGAAGACGCGACCGATCTTCACACTCACCAGTGTCCGGACGATCGATGATGTATTCAACTTCGACACCTACTCTCCGGCATCGGGGACCAGCACTCCGGAATCCGGTATCGACCTGACCGGCACGCTTACGGGTGTCACCTTCGCCGACACCGACGGCTCCGGCAACCACTTCGCCATCACCGACGCTTCCGGCGTGGAGTCCTTCGGCCTGGTCACAACCGATGTAGGTCCACTGGTTACAGGAGTCACCTTCATCGATACGGTCGACTCTTCGCACTGGAACCTGGTCGTCACCGGCGGCGTGGAGGACTTCGGCCCCGCAACATCCGACATCGGCACACCGGTTTCAACGCTCACGTTCGCCGACGGCTCTGTGCTGTCGGTGGCAAGCGGAGTCCTTCACCACACCTAAATTCAGGAGTCACCATGAAAAAGCTCGTCCTTCTTTTGTTCTCGTTCTCACCGCTGGCGGTTGCTCAGAGCATGCCCACCGCGGCGTTGAGCTGCAACCTGCTCGACGCCGGCGGGTACAGCAGCACGCCCAGCTATCGCCAGTGCCAGGTCGTCACCGAAGGCGGCATCAGCTATAAGTCGCTGGTCAATGGCAACCACGGCAACGACCCGGCGACGGATGGCGGAACGCACTGGGTGCCGCTCTACACCCTTAACTCGGTAACACTCGCAGCTGCGATAGGCGGAGCTCCGGTTGTGACACCTCCAGCACCTTCCGACATCATCGGCGACTTCTTCTTCAACTCCACCACCGGACTGGGAGTAAACGACTCCTCAGGTAACGGCAACAATGCCACCATCACCACATCGACTGGGCTGGTGCGCGACGGGTTGGGGTTCACCTTCGGCGCGACCAGCGAGGTGGATTACACTGGCGGGCTCAATGGTGCGAAGACCATCTACATCCTGGCGAACTTCCCGCCCGGTGTGGTTGGAGTGATAAACAACCTGACCGCGGCGGTCCTCTCCAGCAGTAACGCTACCGGAGGCTCGCTGGAGATCCTGGGTTACCAGTCGACCCTCAGCAATAGCGGAGGCATCTACGGCGTGTGGGTCCGCGGAAACGGCAGCCCTCTGATGATCGTCAGCGACGTATATGCGGGTGTGCACCTGATCACCGTCAGCTGTACCAGCAGCTCGACATCGGCTATCTATCTCGACACTGTGCCGCTGCCGCTGACTAGCTATCAGGCGGGTCCAGCGGCCTGCGCCAGCCTGCAGTCCAGCGGCCACTTCCTCATCGGCCCATCGGCGAGCAATCCCTCCCTGACGCCAGCCGGCATCACGGTTTATCGCGAAACCTTTGCTTCCGGCTCCCACACCGCCGCGCAGGTGTCCACGTTCGGCCGGGCCATCCTCAACCAGGCGCGCATCGCCGGCGTGCCGATCGATCCGATCATCTACAGAGGGACCAAGCGCAACTGGGTATTCGCGGGAGATTCGCAGACCTGCGGCACCGGCCTCACCAGCACGCCGGCTTGCAACGTCGGCACTTATTCTCCTTTGGCCCATCCCACGATTGCCGTCGCCAACACAACCGTAAACTCGTACAACGTTCAGAACTTTGGCATTCCCGGTGAATACATCCAGGGCCAGCTAGCGGCGCTCCCCAGCGTCTACTGCCCGTTCGCAAACACGATCGACGGCGTCAGCAACGCATCGATCCAGGAAGGCACAAACAATTTCCTTACATCAGGCGTCACAGCGGCGCAGGTCTGGGCTTTCATGGCCGCATGGGGCCACAATGCCGCTGCCTGCGGTTTCCGTCCCATCGTGAACACAATGTCCTCGCGCGGCGGCAACGATGCCAACGGCACCAGTTACGACACCGACATGGTCACACTCAACGGCCTTATCCGAGCGAACTGGAAGTCGGCTGGGTTTGCGGCGGTCTGGGACGGAGGAACCTGGCCGGCGTATGGCGCAGTCGGCGCTGCCGGCAACGCGACCAACTTCCCCGACACGATCCACTACTCGGCGGCGATCCAATCAACGCAGGGCATTTCGGAAGCCTGCCTGGCAGATCATCTGGACGGGTCAAGCCCAGGCAACATGAATCCGATAGCTGTGACCTCCAGCCGCACGCTCACTTGTGCAGACGGCGGCCTCAACGTCAACGCTGTCGGCGGCAACGTGAACCTCACCTTCCTCACGGCGCAGTTCCTGACGGACCTTCCGATCCGCATCTGCAACATCACGCCGAGCGGCTCCAATACGGTAACCGCGACGGCGCCGTCCGACTTCACCTTCAACAATGTGTCTGGCGCGACAACGAAGACGGTCTCCGCGGGAACCTGCGTCAACTTCGTAAGTACCTGGAACGGCCTCACAACCTCTTCGACCGGAGGATTCTGGAAGACGATGTAGCCCTGTGCTGGACACGCAGAGCCCCGCTTCGGCGGGGCTTTGTTTTTGACCGCAACCGCGATTTCCCGGTACATCCTCAACACCCACACGGGCGGAGGATGCTTTGGACATCACCACAGTTCTCGTCAGCTCAGGCCTCGGCCTGGTGACCGGCGCCGCCGCCACGGCCGCCACGCTGCAGATGCTTATCCCGCGCGTCACCCGGCTCGAGGACTTCCGCAACGATATGCCCAAGGACTACGTGCCGCGCAACGAGCATGCGCTGGCGCTGGCCAACATCAACGCCACCACCGGCCGCATCGAGGCGCTGCTGCAGTCCTACATCCTCCACGGCAGCGGCCTCGCCATACACGCCATCGAGGCATCCGCAGCTAACTTCGCTCCAGACGACGATCCCGACACCATCGAGGCCTACATCGCCGGCGCCTGCCCGCGCTTCGAAGGCGTCGTCCCCCACTTCTATCTCGATACGAAAGGCCTGGTTACCATCGGCACCGGCAACATGGTGCCGGACCTGGACACCGCGCTCCAGCTCCGGCTGATTTCGCCGTCGGGGCAGCCCGCCACACACGACCAGATTTTCGCCGACTTCCAACGCGTCCGGCAGATGGAGCGCGGCCACGTCGCGTCGTTTTACCACTCCCTCTCGTCGCCGCTGCTGCCCACGGCCGCCAACCATGATCTACTGCGCTCGCGCTGCACCGAGTTCTACGCGCAGCTGCGCAGCTTCTTCCCCGGCTTCGATCAGTTTCCCGCGGCCGCGCGGCTCTGCATGCTGGACATGATCTACAACCTCGGCCAGGGCCGCGTTCCCGCGCCGGGTCGCCCCGGCAGCGGCCTGCTCAATTACACCCACATGTGTGAGGCGGTCGACCACGGTGACTTCGCCGGCGCCGCCGGCATGTGTGCTCGCAACGTTCACGACCCCGCGTTCTGCCTGCGAAACAGCTGGACCAGCGCGCAGTTCCTGCTCGCCGCCAAAGAAGTCTCACCCAAAACCTGATCACCGGAGAAAACAAATGAACTGGCTCCAATTCCTGCTCAAGCTCGTAACCCTAACGCCCACCATCGTGGCCGGCGTCCAGAACCTCACCAGGGAAGCCAAGACCGGAACCGCGAAGAAGACTCTCGCTACCGACTCGCTCAACCTCGCGACCGGTCTCAGCCAGATCCTGCTCTCGGACAATCCGCAGGAGCAACAGCTCGCCCAGATTGCTTCCACCCTCGTCAGCCAGACGATCGACGCGGCCGTGGTCGACCACAAAGCTGCCGGCACTCCCGGCTTCATTCCCGCAACCGCAGCCGCCTAACCCCGGGTCCCCGCTTCGGCGGGGACCTCCTCTCCCAAGGATTTCTCCATGCTCAAGCTCGTGACGCGATCGCTCGCACGCCTCATCTTCGGACTTCTCATTCTCGGCCTGGCCATCTCCGCGCATGCGCAGTCGCCGCCGACCCTGATCAACTTTCTCGGCTCCGGCTGCTTTAAGGACGCGTCGGGCACGGCGATCCAGAACGGTGAGCTTCGGATCCAGCCCTCGAGCGCATTCAAGTTCGGCAGCGGCGGCCAGGGATCGTCCGATGTCATCGTTCGCACCATCACGGCCGGCAGCATGGATAGCACGCTGCAGCTCGCGAACCCTGCGCTCACTTCGCCGTTGAGCATCGGCTTCACGGTCTGGGTAAAGAACCTCCGCACCAACAACGTCGACGTATACAAGAACGTGCCGATCGCGCCAGACGGCAGCGGCAACTTCGACTGGTGCCAGCTGAACACAGGTTTCTATGTCCCCAACGTTCCGCACGCCGTTCTCGTCGGACCGCCCGGACCACAAGGACCACAGGGAGCCGCCGGCACCGGCGGCACCGGGAGCGGCTTTACGCTACGGGGTGCCTGGGCGCCATCGACGACTTACGCAGCTGCGGACATTTTGACCAACGGCGGCCAGACTTACGAGGTCGCAACCGGCTTTACTTCGGGAAGCGTCTTCGCCGCCACGAATTTATCGCTCTGGGCTGCGAAGGGAGCGGACGGCGCTCCGGGTGCAACTGGATCTGCAGGCGCAACTGGATCTGCTGGGGCCACCGGAGCAACAGGCGCAACCGGAGCTACCGGGCCAGCAGGACCGACTGGACCAACTGGACCAACCGGATCCGCTGGGGCAACCGGATCCGCAGGGGGAACCGGCGCGACAGGCGCTCCAGGTGCGAACGGGTCGACGTGGTTTGCGGCGGCCGGCGCGCCATCCAACGGCGCTGACGCTGTAGGTGATTTCTACCTCAACACCACGACAGGCGACGTGTCGCAAAAAACCGCGCCAACCACATGGACCTTTCGCGAGAACATCATGGGCCCAGCTGGGCCAACCGGACCTACGGGTTCGACTGGAGCCACCGGACCCACAGGACCGACAGGGCCAACCGGCGCCACCGGTTCTACGGGTGCAACAGGCGCGCCGGGCGCAGGTGGAACAGTAAACACGCAAACGGCGGGCACTGGCGGCGTCACGGTCAACACGTTTGTATCTACCGACACCTCCGCACCCAGCAAGTTCATCACTTCGGGCCTGGGCTCTGTCGGCAGCGGCGTGGCGCTATCGAGCGCGGCCGCAAACTCAACCTTCACGCTCTCCGATCCTGTTGGCACGGTCCAGGTCACCACGGACGCGGGCGGCGCGATCGCGGGGCACCTCATCGGTGGAAGCACGGCCACAGCAGGTCTCGCGATGGACCTGGCCCAGACATCCTCGCTCAACATCTGCATCGAGACGGGGATCTTCGGCACAGCGTTGACCACAGTTTCAGGCGGAGCACTGGTTACCGTGAATCCGCGCAGTCGGGGGTCCAACGGCCACAAGGTTTGCACGGTCAACGGCACTGCTGTACCCAGCGCAGGCTACGCTTCAGCTTATGTGACCAGCTTCGCGCGAAGCCTTGACTACACAGCGGTCGGGACTTCGATCACGAACCAGACCGGCGCAAGCAACGTCACTGTGGGTCCGAACAACACGACTTTTGCCGGTTCGATTGGCTACAGGCTTGGAGGCGTCTTCACAAACGGCGGTATCAGTGGTGGTGAGACGTCGGACATTCAAAAGCTGGCTATATATCAAATCCCCTATATCCCGGCGAAGCGCGCTCCGCTCATGACCCTTGAGGACGCTACGAACAATGCAAACGAGACGGCCGGCTTCTCTGCGGCCCGGTGCGCGAGCTCCACGCCAGTGTGTCTAGCCCTCTACAGCATTCAGCACCAGGCAGCGATGGCCTTCATGAGCATCCCGTCGGACAATTACAACGGCACGACGCTGACGCTGGCCTGGGCTTCAACTACAACCTACCTGAGCGGCGACGTGGCATCTTCGGGTGGCCTCAACTACATCGCCACCGGCGGTGTCAGCAATGCCGCAGCGAACCTCAACAAGACACCAGCTTCCAATGCGGGTTACTGGTCTATCTATGTTCCGCCGACCTATTACAAGATAGGAGCGCAGACCTCGACGAACATCACTGGCGCCTTCATCCCGGACGTTTCGCTCTCGTCGTCGAACGTGAGCAACACGCCGCAGGCGCTGGGAGAAATCTCGTCTGCGAACGGCGCGAGCATTATGCTCTCGGTGCCGACTCCGGCTGGCAACCCCATCGAGTTCGTCCATCGCATCATGGACGGCAACGGCGGGACAGCGAGTGTCACTATCGACGGCTCCGCGCCCTCATCTAACTCCACGATCAATGGGTTCGCGGCAGGAAGCGCCGTCATCAAGTCGTTCTCGCAGGCAAACAATGACACCTATGCGCTGATCTCCTACCCCACGACGGCAACGGGCGCGGCTTGCATCCCGGCGACGAGCGCCCTGACGTCCAATGTGGCGACGGTCACCTGCACAACCGCTTTTACTGGATCCGTCAATCAGGCTGTTTCGTTTCTGAACATGAACAACCTGGCATTCCTGAACGGGCTGAGCCTCATCGTTCAGTCTGTCTCCGGCACCAGCTTTACCGTCAACTTCACCCACGCCAATGTTACTTCTGCGGCCGAGGTGAACTATGCGACGGCGACACCCGGTCATGCTTTGCTGGTGACCGTCTCTTCCACGCCGACCGATGTGAGCATTACCAACGTTGCCGTCGCAGCGAATGTTGTGACGCTGACAGCGACCAACACTCTGACGGCCGGTCAGTCGATCCTTATCCACGGCCTCGGAACGGCGACCTTCCTGAACGGCGTGACGCTCAACATCACCTCGCGGACGGGAACGACGATTACGGCGGCTGGCACTGCCAGCGGCGCGGGCAATGGCCAGTGGACCCATGCGAGCTATACCAGCGCGGCGGACACGGGAACGGCCTCGGTAAACTGGATTGCTCCGAGCTGGGTGGGGACTTATCCATCGCCATCGGCTCCGGCAACCTTCGAGGCTCCGCGGCTTTATGTGCTCGGCGTACCGCCGCAGCAGTCCGATGCGAACTCGACGGTGACGGCAGCCTACAACACGCAATCGTTCTCGGACTTGACGGCGCTGATCGCGCAGGGAGCGCCGCTGGTTTGGGTGGACGTTCGTAACGGCAATGGAGTTATACCCGGCTTGAATCCTGGTACCGACTTCGACTCCGCACTTCACCCAAACGATCCCGGCCATCGCAAGCTGCACGATCTTGTCGAAGCTGCCGCGCAGGTTCGCGAGAATATCTTCAGGCAGGTGCTTTTCAACAACGGTAACGGCTCCGTCGCCGCGATCGAGTGTCAGATCACGACTTGCAAAGCGGGAAACGGAGTGCAGGGAGATCAGTCGTATGGATGGGCGATGAAAGATATAGCCATCACCGGCAAGATAACGGTGACGGCGCAGACTATCTATCTCCCCTCCAACACGGCCTCGACCGCTTACACTGCGACGGGTTCAGAGAACTCCATCCGCATGACGGCAAGCGCAGCTCGAACCTGCACCCTGGCCGCATCTCTATCCAGTGGCACTTCAATCAACATCAAAGATGCAGCGGGGACTGCCGGCACCGGCAACATCACCATATCCGTCGCATCGTCAGGAACAATCGACGGGTCGTCGACGCTGGTCATCAATACAAACTTCGGTGTCGCGCACGTCAGGTGGATCTCGGCAGGTGTGTACGAAACGTTCTAGCTGGCTAGTCCGGATAAAGCCGCCCACGCGGGCGGCTTTTCTGCGTCTGAATGCGACCCACCGTATGCGACCAAAATCTAAACCGCACGAATCGCCTGTAACTGCGGTGCTAAAACAGATCGGGGTTCGAATCCCTGGGGGGCAACCAAGAGACTAACGCAACCCCGCTGAATACGCGGCGATTGCATCACACCCGCTCCCTGAGCGGGTTTCGTCGTTAAGGAGTATTTTCTCTGTGATGCCCTCTCTTCTCTCTAACTCCCTAATTTCGCCCTCAAATGTGCGACCACGCCGTAGCCGTGCGACCACGGAAACCGGATGCCATTCGATTCGTGTTGTCCGCAAGGTGAAGATCGCCGGCCGCTGGGTGTTTGCTACGGCTCCGATCGGAACAAGCGGCCGTCCGGAAGTCGGCTATGTGATCTATCGAGGCGAAAGAGTGAAGGTCGACGGAGGGACCTTTTACCTGGATAGCGGCAGCAAGCGAACGCGGAAGTCTGTCGCTTGCGGGACGGACCCCGAGGGTGTTTATCGCGCGATGAAGACCCAGGGGCATGTCCTCGCGCTGCGGCGCAGCGGCATGGACGTTGACGATGCGCCGGAGATCGTCGACAACCGGCGACGCAGCGAAAGCAGCCTCGGCGATGTTTACCAGGAGTTCAAGGACGCGCCGCCGGGCGGCTTCACCGTCAAGACCGTAAAGAAATACCGCAACGCGCTGTTGACGTTCAAGACTTGGAGCGCCGAGCGTGGCGTGACGTATGTGTCCGATGTAACGCCGAAACTGATCACGCGCTGGATCTCGCACCTGCAGCATGTTGAAGGCCTCGACGCGAGCACCGTCGTGCCGAAGGTGCGGATCGTGATGGCGGAGCTGAAGGCGTACGGCGTCACCATCAAACTAGCCGATCGCGACCTGCCGACGATTGTGGAGCGTGAGCGCGAGATCTATATCGTCGAGCAGCTCGACCAACTACTGGCCGCGTGCGACCTGGACGAGTACGAGCTTGTCCAGACGTTCCTGCTTACCGGCATGCGCCGCAGGGAAGTGGCGTTTCTGAGCTATCCCGATATCGACCCGGTGAGCTGCACAGCGAAGGTCACCGCGAAGCGCCAAATGGGCTTCATCCCAAAGGCTTACCACGAGAGGATTATCCCAATTCCGCGCTCGCTGGTGGATCTGTTGCAGGCGCGTGGAATCCGGCACGCGACCGACGGCGCCGGCCTGATCTATGGGACCTCGCGAAAGTGGCGCGGCCGCGGCGGCAAAGCCGATGGGAAACTGCTCGAAAAACTGAAGCAGATTGCCAGGCGGAGCGGGCTGAACTGTGGGCATTGCATCGGGACCTACGAAGGCCAGCCGGTGACGTGCGCGACGCATGCATGCTGCCGCCGATGGGGGCTGCACAAGTTTCGGCACACCTACGCCACCTCGATGCTGCGGGACAACGTCGATATCGTGACGCTGAGCAAATGGCTGGGACACAAAGACCTGGCCACTACGCGCATTTATCTTCGAGCTCTCGAAGCGGAGTGGGCACAGCCGCAGGTGGAGCGTTCGATGCTTGCGGTTCGATTCGGGCAGATGCCGGTACCGGCGGAGCGGGAGACAAAACCGCGAGCGCCGCGTCCGCCAAAAAGAGATAGTCATCCGCGGGCAGCGGCGGCAGACCTTCCTTAGCCCAGGCCGCGCGGATCTCCGCGGAGATTGCGCTGGCTTCCTGGAGGCGCGCGGCGAATGTCCGTTGGTCGCCATCGGCGGCTGCTTTGCGTGCGGCGACCATCTTCGAGCAGTAGCGCGTCTCCAGGGCGATCGATTCCTTTTCGGCTGATGCGCTGCGCTGCTGCAGGGTCGGCACCGGGGGGTCGCAGTAACGGCGCTGAAACTCCTGGTCCTCGAGCACACTGAGGAGCTGAAACATCTTCGAGAGCAAATCCTGCGCGGTGCTGAAGAGGATGTTTACTTCGTTGCGAGAGAAGCGGATATCGGGGGTGAGCGATTCGTGATCGCCGGCGCGGAAGTCGCGCGGCACGAAGACCCGAAGTTTGCGGCGCCGCGGACGGGGCGGGGAATGGCGGATCGCCTCGAGGTGGGAGCTGAGGTCCTCGGCGTCGATGCACTGGCCGATGAAGTCCAGCAGGTCCTCGCGCTCGACGACGGCCGAGTTCTGCTGCTCGAACCGCGGCATCAGCTGGACCAACTGCTTGGCCGCCGCCTTCTTTACCCGGAACAACTTCTCGATCTCGTCGCGGGTGTAGGGAGTGCGTGCCGACTCGCTCACTTGGCGGTGAATTTCGGCGAGACGTGGGTGCCAGGAAATGGATCGTGCCATAGGTGCTCTGAAGGGCTAAGCGGCTGTGAGGTCGAGGTTTGGGATCACGGTGCAGGGAAGGGGATAAATAGCCGATCGGCCATTTATCGTTTCTGGGGTCGAAAGAGGGGAGTGTTGATTATTGAGTTACATTTCCCATAACGATGATTATGGGAAGCGGTTTCTGGACGTTCTGAAACCCGCTTTTGACCTGGTCGACGCATCGTTCGATACCTCCGGAGCGGCCGTTTTCGACTGCTGGTTTGGGCTGCAAGTTGTTGCGCGTTGCAGGCCTGGGAGAGCTAACCCGAAACGTCGCGCGGATGACCTACGCTCACTCGGCCATGATCGTGCGATAGAACCTGTCGACCTTCGCCACGCTTTTTGCAGCCATGCGCTTCTTACCGAACTGAATGCTGTTTCCCACCCCGAGGCGGTGTGCCAGCTCACATTTGGTAAAGCCCTCTCTGAGCAGCTCCCTGATTTGTTTCCATGCGGGGCTGGCGTCGATATAGGCGCCGTCGCGTGCGGCCTGCGCCGTAACGTCGAGGATCTTCCGTGAGGTCCGCGCTCGAATTCGCATCCTCCTGCCGCTTTTGATTTCGACGATGATGGTCTCGGCCACGTCGCTGGCTTCCGCTATGGACCGTCTTCCGACGCCCGCACTCGATAACGCAAGGATGTGCATCCTGGCACTTTCTGCCGAAACGACGCCATTCCAATCCCCGGCCTTCCGAGCGGCCGCACGCCCAACTTCGTAGGAAGAATTCGCAGCTCGACACTGCAGGCATTTGCAGCCGCCGATATAGCGCATCCGCGTTCCGTGAGGCTTGCTCTGTCCTAGCCGTTCTGCGTTCTCGGCCAGGTAGTCGGTCCTTATAGCAGCGCGCAGTCTCGAGTCATCTCTGCGATTTACTTCTGAGATATTCATGCTCTGCCTCTCTGTCCTCGTGGGTGGAATTTTGCGTGGGCGTCCTGCAGGTGCCCGGCCGAAACTTTGGTGTAGATCTGCGTCGTCGCGATCGAGGCGTGGCCGAGCAGCTCCTGGATGGCGCGGAGGTCGGCGCCGTTCGACAGCATGTGCGTCGCGCAGCTGTGGCGTAGGCGGTGCGGGTACATATTCTCTTCCCCGCCCAGGGCGGAGATGATCTGGTGGACGCGCCGGCGCGTGAGTTGACCGCCATGGTTACTGAGTACCAGGGCGCGCTGTTTGCCTCGGCCCAGCTTCAGCAGCTGCGGCCGCGCGTAGCGCATGTAGTTATCGAGCGCCATGACGGCCGAGTCGCCCAGTGGGACGATGCGTTCCTTGTCGCCCTTCCCTCTTACGCGCGCACTGCCGACCGAGACGTCGCCCTCGCGCAGGCCGCAGAGCTCGCTGACGCGGATGCCGCCGCCATAGAGCAGCTCGAGGATGGCGTAGTCGCGGATCGCCAGCGTGCCGGCGCCCTCCATCGACGCGGCCGAGGCGCTGAGCTGGATGATCTCGCGGAGTTGGTCTTCTTCGACCGGGCGAGGCAAACGTTTGGGTAGTTTCGGTGTTACAGCCAAACGTGTGGGGTCGACGCTGAGGCGCTCGGCACGAATAAGCCAGCCATAGAACCGGCGCATCGCGGAGAGTTTGCGGGCGCGCGACTGCGGCTTGATGTCGTGCTTGGCGAGATGCAGGATGAAGTGGGCCACGTCTTCCTTCGTCGCGGTGAACAAAATGGAGTCGCGCTTTTCGAGGATCTCGGCGAACTGAAACAGATCCGTCGAGTAGGCGCCGACGGTGTTGGTGCTGAGGCCGCGCTCGATGCGGAGATGGATGGCGTATTCCTGGACCAGCTCGACGTTGCCGTTGGCCATGCGATCTACTTCATGGCTCGGCGTGCGGAGCTCGCCAGGTGGGGATTGCTGTGGGCGAGCTGGTCATACCAGGCCTTGGGGTCAATGGTGATGACGTCCCAGCCTAGGTCGGCGGGTGGAATTTTGCCCAGCTTGATCTGTTTGTAGATCGTCTTGACGCTGCAACCGAGGATCTCGGCCGCGTCTTGCACCGAGAGGCATCGCCTGGTGCGCTTAAGTGTGGCCAGCAACGAGAACGGCTCGCCCGGGATCGGTTCCGGCAGGCCGCTCCTGGATGAGGGACGGCCAGGAGTGCGGCTCTGAACGTGGCGGGACTTTACCATGCCGAAACCGCCTGTATGTGGGAGTGCCTGCAGTCCTTGTCACACGCCCATTCGCCAGGGCCAAAGTGCAGCATCAAGCCTTTGAGCCTGACCATTCCGCAGTTGTCGCATTTGCGGAGTGGGCTGCTCATCAGCCACGCGATGAGGTTGTACATCAGGCCGCCTCTCGGGTGTACGCGCCGCTCGTGTAAGCTTGGCGGCTATGAGAAATCTCTGTGTTCTGCTCATACGCGCCGCCGCGCGTGTTTCCTAGATGGCGCGGCGTGGGTTCCTGAACGTTCTGATTTACCAGCTCGTGCGCGCGCTGATGGGGCGAAAGCGAAAGCCACACTTTGTCCCGAAGTGGACGGCGAAGTTGCAGCCGTGGCAGCTTGATAAGCCTTTGCGGAAAAGCAAGCCGCGAAGCCAGGAAGAGTTTGTCAGAGATATGCAAGCTCTGGCCGCGGAGACGGGCGATACATCCCTCCAGGTTATGGTGCCATCTGGAAGACGAACCAAACCCAATAACCTGGAGTTTTTCCCTCTCAACTCGCCAACGCAATTGAAGAGTGCAACTCCATTTGTGAGCGCAAATGTTCGCATCGACCACGTTCAGTACGGGTTTCATGCTTACGTGCATCCCAGGTCGCACCGCGATTCCACATACTGGCTCTATTACGTCGTCAGCGGCCCGGACAACGTGGACGGCAGCCAAGGCGAACATCAAATCACCGACGAGTTCAGATGGACTGGTGAACGCGCCTGGAACCCTTTGTTGGTGAAAACTGCGTTGCGGCAATGGGTGACTAGACCCGAGGTGGTTGCGGCCATTGCGCTCGCGAAAACCAATCTCCCGGAGGGTCCCGCGATTCCTCGGAAGCCCGCTCTCGATGCCGAGGACTATGAGGCGAAGATGGTGAAATACAACCAGCAGTGCGAAGCCTTTTCTCGTTGGCCGGAGAAGTAGAGCCATGGCTAGCTCGCTCTCCTTAGCTGTGCCGCCGAGCCTGAAGACTTCTTTTCAGGCGTCAGATAATCTTCGGGAAAAAGAATCTGATCGCGCGTTACGGCGTTGCCAAAATACTTCGCGATCTGATTGGCAACATGTGGACTGGGCACCGTTTCTCCAATCTCCACGCGCCGATAGTGACTAGGATTGATTCCGAGGGCGACAGCAACCTCACGTGAGGTTAAGCGCCGGTCCTCGCGATATGTCTTCAATGGTGTATTCATCAGAACCCTCTTCCTATGGTTTATCGCACCATAAGAATGGTGTGTCAAGCCCTAAAACATGTGTGGTGTAACACACCATTGATTGACAAAATGAGGCATGGACATCGTCGGTGGGAATATCCGAAAGATCAGGAAGGCCCGCGGACTGCTCCAGAAGCAGCTGGCAGACCTCGCCAAGATGGACCCTAGTAATTTGTCCAAGCTCGAGCGCGGCGACTACACCTGGACGAAGGAGAACCTCGAACGGATCGCCAACGCTTTAGGCGTGACCATCGGCGAGTTGTTCGAACCAAGTGATGGTCGCGCGGTTTCGCCATCAGCGTCCGTCGCCGACCAGGCTGTTACGCTGGGCTCGATTGATGCACGCTTGGCCGAGTTGACGCGTATGGTGCGCGATGGTTTCGCCCGCACTGCGCCGACGGAGATCGACAAAGTTATTCTGCGAGAAGTCCCCAAAAACGAGCGTGCCGTGCCGCGGCGAGTCTGAGATAGACGCATGCTTCCATAAATTAGACCCAACAGAAGTCCGCGAATAATTTTGCGGGTGCCATGTTGTGCGCACCAGATGGCTTGACAAACCATATTGAAGGTGTAATAAACCTTCTAGCGGTAGATCGCCATTTCTTGTGCAATTGGGGCATTGAGTATGTCGAGCCGAATGCCAGTTACGTCCCTCGCCGCGCCAGGATGGCTAACGACGGCGCGGCGTCTCTACCGCTTCATGGACCGTCCGATCGGCTGTTTGAGCTACAAAGCGAAGTTTTGTCTGGTGTTTTACACGGTCCTGCTGTTGATCGTGCTGTGGGCGGTGTCGTTATGCGATGCCAATTTGCCGGATTCCGGCGCGCTGAACGATTGTCGCGTGGGGGATCTCCTACTTGAGCGTTAAGGTGGCAGCAGCAGTACTGGAACGGGGCCCGGAAAATTCCGGCGAACGATTTACTCTCTTCGTCCTGGCTTTCCAGGCAGACGACCTCGGCTTCTATGCCGAGGAAATAAAGATTCTTCAAAAAGACCTGTCGTGCTCGAAGGAGACGATCCTTCGACATCTGGCCAGCCTAGAGAAGCAGGGCTGGCTGCGGATCGAGCGGCGCGTTCTCGGCGGGCGAAGCAGCGTGTACTTCGTGAACCTGGAGAAGCTCGGCGTCCGGGTCGGGGAGAAGCCGTACAAGCACAAGCTCTGGGCGGATATGGAGCGCATGCGCTCGGCGCTGGACCGAGGTAACAAATTGTCACGTCAGAACGGCACCCTGAAATTCGAGCAATTCGCGGAATCCGGGGAGGTTGAGGCCAGTGGCGACCTCTTCGAAGAGGAAATCTCAGGTGACAATTTGCCACCTGACAATGAGCAAGAATCTGCTCCTGAAGAGGGCGAAACAGACGATTCCGAGGAGTTTGAGGCCCAAACCGCCCAAAATGAGGGTGAAACGGTCTACCGGAAGGAACAGGAGCCTCCGGAGGAAGAAATCTCAGGTGGCAAATTGCCACCTGTCAGGTACGGAAATAGTCACCTGTCAGGTGGCAATTTACCGGACCCCTTTAATACAAGTCGTAAGAGTCGTACTTTCGTAGAAACAACTACCCCCCTACCCCCCGTCCCGGGGGATGGCGGCGATGAGTTGATTTTGCCGAAGGACGATCTTCGCGTCGGCGATGCCGAGTTCCCTCTCGCGATCGGCGTGGCCGCTCGCTGGGTGATGCAAAAACGCGGCTTGTCAAAGCGGCGGCTGCAGGACACCATCGCCGAGCAGCTCGCGCTGTTCTGCCGGCAGGAAGATAAAAACCTGCAGGAGGCCGCGCAGATCGCGGCGGCGAACCATGAGAAATACACGGCCGACGTTCCCCTGCTCCGCTTCGGGCCGTGGAGTCCAGCGAATTTTTACGGCGAGGGCCACTGGCGGAATCCGTCGGCGTGGCCATACGACCAGGCCAAGGTCCGCGCCTCGTCCGAGGCTGCGATCGGGATGCAGAAGCTCGCCGCCAGCGAAACCGACGCCGAGTACCGAGTTCGCGTCGCCGAGTTCATCGACGGGAATGCCGATCGTCTGGCGGAGATCGGCGGCTTCGACGGTGTCGTCGCGAAGCTGCGAGCCCTGCCGCAGGAGATGGACCTCGGCGCCCTCGACATCGAGCTCGACGACATCGAGAGCGAAATGATCAAGGCGGCGTGGGGTAGCTCGGAACCCGCAGTGCTCGCCACGCGGCAAGTCGTCGAAGCGGAGATATCCGTCGAGAAGGGATATCCGAAGGATTCGATCAACCGGCTCCGGCTCCAGGTCCTCTCCGGTCGCCTGTTCGGCAAACACGAGTTTCCGCGGCTCACGCTGCGCTGCATTCCGCGGAGAACCTGAGCACCTGGGTACTTAGGTTCCTAAGCGCCTAAGCACCTAAGCACCCGAAGTTCCTGAACTACAGAGCTGTAAACCCATTGAGCACCAGGAGCGTATCGAATGAACCTCACCATAGCTGGAGATAAAGGCGGCGTCGGCAAGACTACGACGGCGCTGTGCCTGGCAGCGTACCTCAACACGCTGGCCCCGACGCTGCTGCTGGACGGCGATCGCACCAAGAATGCGGTCAACTGCGCGCGGCGGCGGCTGGACTTTCCGTTCCGCGTCGAGCCGATCGAGGCGGGGCCGATGCTGGCTCGGCAGTTCGAACACATCGTCACCGACACCGGTCAGTCCCCTACTCTCCAGCAACTGAAAGCGGCGGCCGACTGGTGCGACCTGCTGGTGATCCCGGCGAAGGCGGCGTGGTTCGACACCAACAGCCTGGCGCAGACGATCCAGTCGCTGCACGAGTTGAAGGTTACGAAGTATCGCGTGCTACTGACCCACGTCGCTCCCGACGAGGCGGCCGAGGCGCTGGAGCTGCGCCGGCTGCTGGCGTCGATTGGAGCTCCGGTCTTTCTCACCGAGATCCCGCGGCTGAAGGCCTTCAAGAAAGCGGCCGACGCCGGCACGATCGTAAGCGCGTCGACGGACAAGAACGGCGCCCGGGCCTGGGCGGCATACGAAGCTGTCGGAAAGGAGCTCGGTCTATGAAGGATAGAGTCTCGAACCTCGAAAGCGCATTCGCCGGGATGAGCCGTGCGGCCGAGTCCCCACACGCTCAAGCACCTAAGCGCTCAGGTGCTCAGGTACCTAAGCCCCTAAGCACCGGAGCGCCTAAGCGCCCAAGCACCCAGGCGCTCCCGCTTCAGGGTACAGGCAAAAGCAGCCATCCCGACTTTGAGGCGTTCAAGGTCTATCTGCGCACGGCCACGAAGCGGGCGGCCGCGCGGAAGTTCGAGGACGAGACCGGCGGCGACTTCTCGGATCTGTGCGAGAAGCTGCTGGCCGAGTACTTAGGCGCTTAGGGCGCTAGGTGCTTAGGTGCCTGAGTACCTAAGCCCCGGAAGGAGCGAGATGAAGATAACGATCGAATCAACGGACATCATTACGGACATCGATGGGGTCATGTGCCGCGTGTGGCGCGGCGTGACCGAACGCGGTGTGCAGTGTGATCTGGCTATCCCTCGGCTGCGTGTGTTGCGTGAAGACGACCATCGGGAGTTTGAAGACGAACTGGCGGCGCTGCCTTCAGGCCGGATGCCGCCACGCAATTTCGAGGATAGGTTTTAGGGGCTTAGGGCGTTAGGCGCTTAGGTACCTGAGTACCTGGGCGAGAAAGCAGGGAACTAATGGAGAAGGAAATAGCTGTAGTGGCGATGGGTGAGCTCGTACGGGTGATGGTGAAGTCCATCGTCGACGAGCCGAACGAAGTGACGGTTTCGGTGGATACGCGGAACGTCGGTCGCGTGCTGCTGACCGTGGATGTAGCGCCGAACGACCTTGGCAAGGTGATCGGGAAGCAAGGCAGGAACGCGCGCGCGTTGCGAACGATCCTGGGAGCGGCTGGCATGGCCTTCGGAGTGCCGTCGTCGCTGAACATCCGGGAAGGCGACGGCGATGCCCACTGACCGAAAGACGGCCACAGAAAGCCTGGAGATGACTACAGACGTTATCGTCACGGCGATGTATCGCGACTTCGACGATGGTTCCCTGGCGGAGATGTTGATCCACGGCGAGGAGTTTCCTCCGGAGCCGATCGTGGTGGCGCTGAACAGGTCTATCCAGAAAGAGCTGCATCGCCGGAAACAGGAGCGCGAGGATCTGGAGGCGGACCGATGATCCCGATTCTCAATTCGATCGTGGCGGCGCGCCTGGCGGAGTTCGACGATCTGCTGGCACGGATCGCGCGCGATCGCGCCGAGGCCTGGGCGCACAGTCCGGCCGGAACGCAGTATGACAACACCCCGATCCGCGAAGCTGCTCGGTTGTTTTTGAATAGGCGACGGCGCCGGAGAAAGCAGGGAACGGATGGCCGCTGAATATCTGAGCCGGTGCGCGAGCTGCGCGGAAACGATCAGGCCGAAGGACGGCTTCATCAACACTGGCTGCAAAGACTACTGTCTCAAGCCACTGTGCATGGCGGCCGCATATGCGTCTGTGAAGTTGCCGCGGGACCGCGTCGCCGGGCTTTCCACGGCCGAAGGCAAGCTGGTCATTCACGTCAACGGCTTCGACGATGTGCAGTTTGGAGAAGCAAGAAAGGGAAACAGATGAGCGATCCGAATATTAAAGAATTACTTGAAGAGCAATTACGACTGGCAAAGGATTTTCCGCGCGCCAACTTCGGGCTTCTCCACGGCCACGACTATCCAGAGATCGCACGCTCGGCTCTAAGCAGCGCCGACGTTTGTAGAGATCTACTCATGAACTATGTGATGAGTTCCATTCGATCTGGCGAAGTCGCTGAAAGCATAAACCCCGGGGCTTTCCAAGATTCGCGTGAGATTGTGCAGCGAAATACGATTCTGCACGATCAGGCGCTCAAGTACTTATATTTAGGCATTCAAATCGGGCGCGCGCTTGAGAAACAAGTAGCAGAAGCACTGCTATCGCTTGCTGAGGAAGAGAGCAAAAACCGATGAGGACGATTGGGATGAAGCCTGGAGATTTTGTTTTGGTGATTGAGCATCGCGACAACGAGCAGCTTGTCCATAAAGGTCTGGCCGTGAGTCTTTCGATGGACGAGCAGCTCGCCGGCGCCGACGGTCAGTGCGCGATCACGGCGTCGTTTGTGGGGCCGCTGGGCGGCGTGTCGATCGAGGACGTCGTCCACATCTCGCACCGCGACTGGATCGAGGGCCGCGCCGGCCTGGCGTACGAGGATCTGCCACATCCGCTGATGGGCGTTTGCCGCTTCTGTCTCTGTACCGAGCAGCGCGCGTGCCCCTGCGGCTGCAGCTGGCTCGATCTGGATGGTACGGCGTGCTCGGCGCCGGAATGCAAAGCAAAGTTCATAGCCGAGTACCAGGCGTTTGGGGAGGTTATCCATGGCTAAGTCGAAGAAGCTCGTTTGGCGCAAGCGGCCGGAGCCGCACCTACAGATGATCGTGGTTGCATTCCACATTGGCGAGTGGACTATGGCCGAAGTAGATGAGCCGTGCGTGACCTGCAAATTCGGGACGCTTCGCCGGTTTACGTTTTGCAGTCCAGACTCCTATATCCCAACATCGCCACGTCCGTTCCACATGAAATGCGCTCTGAAGAAGCTATTCGCTGAAGCGATAGGAATGAAAATCTCATGAAGAAAAGCCGCCTGCATATATCGAAGAACTTCAGTTTGCCGATCGATCTCGTGACGTCGACGCAAGCCATCCTCGCCCGCAAGCGCAGTGGCAAGAGCTATCTCGCCCAGGTCGAAACGGAAGAGATGCTCGAGCAGGGCGCGCAGGTTGGCGTCTTCGATCCGACGGGTGCGTGGTGGGGATTGAAGTCGTCGGCCGACGGTAAGAGCGCCGGCTATTCGATCGTCATCTTCGGCGGCCGGAACGCCGACGCGCCGCTGGACTTCAGGGCAGGGAAGGCGATGGCTACCGCGTTCCTCGATCGCGGCTTCTCGGCCGTGTTCGATATCTCGCTGTTCACGCTTCCTCAGCAGCTGCAGTTCGTGATGGAGTTCTGCGACGAGATCCTGCGCGTCAACCGAAATGCTCTGCACTTGGTCATCGATGAGGCCGATACGTTTGCCCCGCAAACGCCGCGCAGCAAACCCGCCGGCGAATGCCTGGGAACGGTTTCGAGACTGGTTAGCCAGGGCGGCCTCGGCGGCACGGGCGTGACGATGATCACGCAGCGATCGGCGAAGATCAACTGGGATGTACTGAGCCAGATCGATATATTGACGGTCCTGCGCATGGGAGCGCCGCTTGATATCAAGCCGGTGGTGTCGTGGCTGCAGACGAACACGACGCCAGAGTTCGCCGCGGAGGTGGGCGCTGCACTGCCGTCGCTGCCTGTGGGAACGGCCTTCATTGCGTCGGCACACCTGGAGATAGCCAATCGCGTCGAGGTCCGCCAGAAGCGCACATTCAACTCAGGAGCAACGCCGAAGCCGGGCGAACGGAAGATCGTCCCCAAGGTGTTTGCGGAGGTCGACGCCAAGAAGCTCGGCGAGCAGATCGCGGGGTCGATCGCTGCTGCCAAGGCAAACTCGCCCGACGAGCTGAAGGCGCGGATCCGCGAGCTCGAGCGCCAGGTGGCGAGACCGGCCGCGGCGCCGGTGATAGTCCAGAAGCCTGCGCCAGAATCACAAATCGACAAGGAGAATCTGCGGATGCTCGTAAAAAAGCTGGATGCACTGAGTCAGGCTGTAAACGAAGCTACTGAGCTGGCCCAGGCAGACGAGGACCGCAGGACGCGCGCCGTTGCTTTGCTGGCCGAGCTGCAGAAACTCCTAACTCCGCCATCGTCACTTTCCAAGGTTTTGAAAAAAGCGGGGGAGACAAAGGATGTTGCCCAAGCGCTGGTACCGGCGCAGGTCCGGGAGCGTGAACAATCTGCACCAACTCCCAAGCCTGTCCGTGCTCCGGCACCCGTGCAAGCGGGAGATCGGAGCCTGGATGGTCCCGAGTCGCGCGTCCTCGATAACATCGCATGGCTCGTGGACAGCGGCGTCGAGGATCCTGAATCGGAGTTAGTGGCGTTTCTCTCGGGCTATAGCACGTCTACTTCGACCAGTTTCAAGAATCCCCGCTCGAGACTGAAGGAACGCGGGATGATTATCTATCCCACGCCTGGGCGCCTTCGCCTGACTGATGAGGGCAGAGCAGCAGCCAATCGCGGCAACGCTCCTATGACGATCGAGCATCTACATGCTGCGATATTTGCGCAGCTCCCTGGCCCCGAAGAAAAAATGCTCCGGCTTTTGTTGGCGAGTTATCCGGAATCTATTACTTCTGAGTTACTCGCTGAGAAGACCGGGTATTCGACGCCTACTTCGACCAGCTTCAAAAATCCACGCAGCCGGCTGAAGTCCCTGGGCTTTGCGGAGTATCCAACCAGCGGCGTCGTGCGGGCCACCGAGCTGCTGTTTCCGGCGGCGCTGCGATGAAGGTCGACTTCATTATTTTGCGTAGCGTTTATGCCTCCCGAGTGTTCTTGATCGAATGGCTGTCATTCACGCGAAGAGGCATCGAACGGTCGATGATTGCGATCTACTTCCTTTGCATGATGGCCTTCCATATCGCTCCTCCATCGGGACATCTATGGTTCGGGCTCGCAGTGTATGGCCTCGTCGCCTTCGGCATGTGGCTGGAGCACAAGCGGGACAATCGCTCACGCATTTTCAAGATGATGATGAGGGAGTGGGTCATCGGACGGATATCGTTTGCAGCTTTCAATGTCGCCAACAGCCTCGGTTTCTTGTACGCATTCCCTTTTTTGATCGCTCTGCTGGCTTGTACAGGGTTAGGCATGTGGATATTGTTGCAATACTCCACGTCGCTGCCCGACGGGGACGAAGTCCCGGGCAGGCGCCGGAAGATTGCAGCGGCCGAGCTCAAGAAGCTGTTCGGGACGAGCTGGATGCCAGCGCCCCAGGGCCAAACCTAACTCAGGTTGTCGATGTGGGTATGTCGCGGGTTAGTGAGGAAGCGATGTAGCTCGGGCGTCCAGCCGGCCGCATCGTTCGGCAGGTTGTCGTATATGGCCTTGGCCATGTGGTCGCAGACGAAGCCGAGTAGACCTGGCTTGTAACCAGCGGCCGCGCGGATCCGCTTCTCCGGGCATGTGCAGGTGTATTTGTTCAGGTCGACGGTCCAGGTTCGATTGCTGACGGCCGTGGTGCCAATCTTGTAGACGGCGTTCTGCAGAGGGAACGCCGGCAACTCGGTTGAGTAAGTCGGCTGTGCGTGGATGCTGGGTTGGTGGCCGGTGCTGAGTTGCTCGACCTCGATGACGCGTTCCGCGCGCAGTGTTTTGAAGCGGCCGCCATGCATTACACCCAGGTAGGGCGTCCCGGCGACGTCGCCGATCTTCAGCAGCTCGATAGTGCGATCGCTGCGTTCGTTGTCGCGATCGACATAAACGACGCGATAACGCTCCCGAGGATCGAGGATGCGAGTCCAGTTGACGGTGTCGGTGACGTTCTTGCCCAAGCCTGGTGCTGTACGAGGAGCTGGGCGCTTGCGGCGGTAGTCGGGGCGGGAAGGGAAGTCGGCCATGTGGCCGATATGGTGTCACCGCTGTGGAAAAGTTAGCAAGACTACTAACTTGTTCGTTTTCTTCGTCTAAGATATGCAGACCATCCATGAGCGCACCGAATAAGCACACGGGCAAAGCACCCCTACAGCGGTCGAACCTGCCACGGCAGCGCAAATCCATGCGGTTGGAGATGAGATGGCCTGTGTACCGGCAACTTCTCGACATGCGGTATGGCGAAGAGTCGGTGGTAGAGGCCGTTGAGCGGCTGGTGCTGTCGGCTCAACCGCTGCGCAACGTGTGCGAGTAACTACACCAAAGTATGTACATACTTCGTGTAAAGCGCTAGTTCGGCGTGCGATGCTACGCCAACCATGTCCAGACACATCGTTCAGGTAGACGCCGCACGTCGCGATCGCAGTCTTGTCCCCTCCAGCCAGAGCATCGAAAACAAGCTCAAAGCCGAGCCCGTGTTGCTGGTTTGGCGACGACTGATCGATCTAGCTGCCGAAGAAGCCAAGAGAGTGCGGTTCGGTGAGCCTACAGACACAGCCATCTGGCAACGCTGGTGGATCACAGTGCCTGACGTCCCCGTCGATGCCGGCCGGGAGTTCCGTGCCACGTTCCCGCGCTGCTGTCTCTTCCTGGGCATCGACACAGAGGTGGAGCGCGCAAGGTTGATCGGCGAGATCGATGCCGCGCTGGAGGCATCGGCGAGGGTGTACATGGCCAAGAAGCTGGAGCTGCGGCGGCGTGCGGTGCTCGCAGTGGCTGGTTGCGAGGGCGAGATGCGGAAGACCTACGCCCTGCTGCTCATTAGCCAGGTGGAGTATGAGGATACGGCGGGCATCAACCGCGCTGACCCGCCAGCACGCGTACGGAGACTTGACCGCACTGCCAAGGCTGCCGCGTAACCCACACGCCTCACCACGGCCGGTCAGCAGGGTCAGGGAGGGGTCTCAGCCGGCCTGATGGTCGACGGGTCCTCCCCGGACCTTTCGCGTTGCGGGTAACGCGCCACCGCGCGGGAGGGCGCATTTTTAACAAAATATGTGACTTCCACTTCCATGAACCCCATCCGTGCCGCTAAGTGCCGTATTTGCAACACTGGCCGTCTCGGTTCGTGGAAGTAGACGCCGTTTTCGCGGAAGTGACACCCTCCGAAATGACTTCCACGAATGTGACCGACTTCCACGAACGGTGCTACATCTGCGCATGGCTCATGAAGCGATGGACATCGAGACGGTTGCTGGTCTGCTCAGCGTTTCGACGCGGCAGATCAGGACCTACGTCGCCGCCGGCATGCCGAGCGACAAGCAGGGCCGCACCCCGGTCTTCAACTGGCCGGATGTGCTCGAGTGGTACATGAACTATCGCTGGTCCCTCGAGACCGGCGGCTCCCTGGACGATGACGCGGACGACCTCGACGGCGGCAGCGGCGGTCCAGCCAGGGGTGACGATATCCGCGTGGTGAATCTGCGCCGCGCTAAGGCCGACGCCAGCCTGAAGGAGCTGCAGCTCAGCAAACTGAACGGCGAGGTCATCGTAATCGGCGACGCGAAGTCACGCCTGGACCGCATGTTCGGCAATCTCCGCGCCAAGCTGCTGGGGATGGCGCCGCGCCTGGCCAACCGCCTCGAGGGGGAAAAGGACCGGACCGCCCGCGAAGCCGCGTTGAAGGAGGAGCTCGAGAACCTCTGCCGCGAGATCTCCACCGGCGCGATCGTCGGCCTTCCCGAAGCCACACAGCCCGAGGTTCTCGACGAAGTCAGCGCCGCGGCCGAAACCTCGGCCGAGTTCCAGGCCAAGGATTTTGGCCTCCTATGAACCCTTCCAGCCGCGAAGGGCTCGCCGCTTTCGAGCAGGCGCTCCTCGACGCCTGCATCCTGATGCGCCCGCCGGAGAACCTGACCGTCTCGCAGTGGGCAGACAAGTACGCCATGCTCTCGGCCGAAGGCTCGTCGATGCCGGGCAAGTTCTACGTCTCGAACGCGGAGTACCAGCGCGAACCCTTCGACTGCCTGTCCGATCCGCGCATGCAGATGGTTGTCCTGCTCTGGGCCTCGCAGGTCGGCAAAACTCAGATCGCGCTCATCTGGTGCGCCTACGGGATGGAGCACGACCCGGCGCCGATGCTTTTCATCGAGCCGACTGAGGACCTCGCCAAAGTCATAGTCAAGGACCGCATCAAGCCCATGCTCCGCGACACTCCACGCCTCCGCGGCCTGGTCTCGACCGGCGGCGATCAGTTCCACATGGCCTTCCCCGGCGGGCAGCTCTCGATGGGCTGGGCGAACTCCCCCACACAGCTCGCCTCGCGGCCGATCCGCCGCCTCGTTACGGACGAGGAGGGCCGCTACGGCACAAACTCCGAAGGCGACCCCGTCGCCCAGGGCCGCAAGCGCATGGCCACGTTCGCCAACCGGATGCACCTCCGCGTCAGCTCCCCGGCGCTGCGCAGGACCTGCCGCATCACCAAAGCCGAGGAGCAGTCCGACCAGCGGCGCTACTTCGTCCCCTGCCCCGAATGCGCACACATGCAGATCCTGCGCTTCGGCCAGCTCAAGGGCACGCCCGACGATTGTTTCTATGAGTGCGAGGCCTGCGAGTACCACATCCTTGAAAGCGACAAGCCCGCCATGATCCGCAACGGAAAGTGGATCGCCACGAACCCCAGCGGCGGGGACGGTAAGACGGCCGGCTTCCAGCTGAGCGCGCTCTATTCGCCGATCGGCTACACCTGGGCCGAGATCCTCACGGATTACATCAACTGCGAAGGAATCGCCGACAAGCTGCAGGTCTTCACCAACACCGTCCTCGCCGAGCCCTGGGACGAGCAGGCCGAGGGCGCCGACCTCAACGAGATTGCAAAGCACGCCGAGGAGTACTCGGCGCAGGCGCCCAGCTGGGCCGTCATCTTTACCTGCGGCGCCGACGTGCAGAAGGACCGCATCGAGGCCACGAAGTGGGGATGGGGGTTGAACCACGTCTCCGGCGTCATCGAGCACCGCGTCTTCTACGGCAACACGGCACTCGCCAAGCAGGGCGCGTGGAAGGAGTTCGATGAGTGGCGCCGCCGCGAGATCTGGCATGAGAGCGGCCTGGTGTTGCCGGTGGCCTGCACGTTCGTCGATTCGGGCGACGGCAACCGCACACAAACCGTCTACGAGTACTGTCGATCGCGCGAGCGCGAGAAAGTCTTTGCCTGCAAAGGCAGCTCACTGACCGGAGCTCCGCTGGTCGGCGCTGCGAAGCGTGTAGGCAAGTTCCGGGCTCTCCTGGTCATCGTCGGCAGCTCCACGGCGAAGGACATCATTTACTCTCGATTGCAGATTGAAAAGGGCAATCCCGGTTACATCCACTTCCCCAAGTCGGTGGAGTCGGGCTGCACCCCCGAGTACTTCTCGCATCTCACAGCAGAAGCCCTGGTCACACGGCAAACCAAAGGCGGCGAGGTATCCAAATGGGAAAAACAGAGATCACGGAACGAAGCTCTGGATTGCGCGGTCTACGCGTATGCGGCGAAGGAGTTCACGCGGGCGCCGCTGGGAGAACTCGCACGCCGGCTCCAGGCCAAAGCCGTGAAGCTACCGGAGGACGAGCGGCCGGGCGGGAAGATGTACAACGCGGCCAGGCTGGCCGTCGCACTGCTGCCCTTACTGTCTTCGGAGTCCTCACCAGCATCACCTTCGCCAGCTCCTAAACCGCGCAAAAAACTCAGCAAAATCATCAGAAGGCCGGGTTTCGGCTGGATTCAGGGGAATTAGCGGGCCGGACTCGACACCGGCTCTGCACTTTTGGTTGCCGCGTCCGGCAACCGGGCTTCGAAGGCACTCCATGCAGACTTATTCGAAATGACGCGTGTCCATCCACGCCGCCGCTAATCGATAAATAATAGAGCACCGCCGCCTCAGTAGATTTGACCGTTTCAACCTCCCCCGTCTAACTACTCGGCGTGACCTTCGCCGAAAAGACCGTCGTCAGCATCCTGCTCCTGGTCGCGCGCCTCATCGCGCCGTACGGCTGGAAGAGCGAGATCAAAGCCGTCGCCGACGCTATCAACCTCTGGACTCCGGAACGTAAGGAGCCCGCGTGACGCTTCTCTCCCTCAAACAGGCTCTCCCTCCCGAACTCCGCGCCGGCGACGCGCTGGCGTTCTCGGTCCAGACGGCACTCGTTCCCCCGTCGACGATTTTCATTTCAATCGCGGGCGTCATAGCCAACGTCGCTACGTCCATGAAGATCGGCGGCGCCGGAGTAGCCGTCGACGCAAGCGGCGTGGCCGCGTTCACCGTCGCCAGCAGCGTTACCGCAGCATGGATGCCCGGACGATACGCGTGGGTCGCGTTCTCGCTCGACGGCAGCGGCAACCGCAACGAGCTCGCATTGGGACAGATCGTCATCCTGCCGGACGTCGCAGCCGGACCTGTAGATCCGCGCAGCTATAACGAGCGCGTACTCGGCAATCTCCGCGCCCTGATCGAGGGCAAGTCGCTCGACGACGTCTTCATGTACAAGATCGGCTCCCGCGAGCTCACCAAGCTGTCGCACAAGGAGCTGATGACGCAGGAAGCCATCTTCGAGGACCGCGTCCGCCGCGAACGCATCCGCCGCGGCGAGAAACTCCCGCGCAAAACCATCGGCATCAGGTTCGGAGGTTAAATGGCCAAACTCACCGCGACGATCACGTGCTCGGTCAGGGCCAGCTTTCTACTGCTCTGGTTGAAGCGCTTGGAGATCGAAGTTCCTCCGCCTCTCGGCCATCACCATTCGCTCAGCTTCGCGCAATTTGGGAGCGACGAAAAGGGTTGGGAAGACCGCCTCTGCTTGGAGGTGAGGGCGAGCAATGGTTCGCAGAAGTTCTTCCTCAATGATCAGGACATGGTCCCCGAAACGTTCG